CTTTTAAAAAGACTAGGATCTGTTCCGCTATTAACAGCTCTAGAATAACCAATATCATTGACATATTTAGTTTTGCCGTCAGATTTTCCTGTATAACTATACCACATTTTCATTGTTCCTTATATGTCAGCGTTTTCTGGATCACCGTCACCACTGTTATTTGTTGCTGCAGGTGCGTTACCTACACTTTTAATTTTACCAACTAAACTATTAATATTATCTTTAATCTTTTTACTATTCATACCACTATTAGCTAATTTAATAGCTTTATTTTTTCTTGATATAACATCTGCTCTGTAAATTTTAACTTCTTGAGTAATAGCTTTACGTAAATTACTAAGAGTTTTTGCACCTAGTTGAGTATCAGCACCTGCCCAAGTTCTCAACAAGTTTAAAATACTCCCAGAGTTTTCTTCTTGAGCATCAGAGAAGTCACCTCCACCAGAGCGCATAGCTCTAAGAGCAGATTCTAATGCTACCTGTCCAGTATTACTTAAAACAGTATTTGGCTTAAGACTATTAAATATAGAAATGATGTTGTTATATCCACTCATAGGTTTTGGAGCAAGAACTGCACCTAAACCAGATTGTTTCAGGTATGTGTTAAGTCTGGACTGGTCACTAGCATCTAGTGAAGCCATTTCCTTTTCTTCTGCATACTCGCCTTTAATTTCAGCTAATTTGTTCTTTGCCTGTTGTCCAGCAAACTTAACATAAATAGATTCGGCTGAAGGCATTCTTTGAACAGCTAACGATCTAACTGGATTACCTTGTGCAATAGCTGCGTTGGCACTATAAAGTTTTTCTAATGCATCAACAGCAGCAACTAGTTCAGTAACCTTATTCTCGTCTGGTGTTTTCTTTTTTAATTCTCTACCTAAGTTAGATGATGCTTCAAAATGATCACGAACTGCTTGGTTAGCAATTGATTGTGCTTGAGCAGCTTTTGCCATAATCGCCCCTTTATCAATCTTTCCAGGTTCGGCAGATGCAGACATACCTTGTAAATTCATTGCTGCATTAGGATCGTATCCAGCAACATCTCTTACTAAGTTAGCTTTCTCTAATGGATCTTCATAATGTCCAGCAGCCATCTTGTTTTGAACGTTACGTTTATTTGTAAGGTTTCTACCTGACTCAATTGACTTTGCAATATTAGTTGCAGTGGCAAATGGATTAGAAGGAGCAGGAAGTCCTCGTGTTAAATCTGATAATGATATCATTTATAGTCCTCCAAGTTCATCTTCAGTCATATAAAGTAATTCTTGACCTTCTTCGCCAGTTGGTAAATCATTTGTCCAACCGTTTACGTCGTTTCTAACATCGTTCATAGTACCAACAGTATTATGTGCAGGATCTGTGTTAGCATCATAATATAAGCCAGCACCAGTATTACCAATAGTTTGAATACCGCTTGATATAGCTTGTCCAGTTGCTAATTGACCAGTTGCGTTAGCTTGACCAATATCTCCAGTTAGCTGTGACATCACGGTTCCCTTTCCAATTGCTAAGTTACCTGCAGCATTAGCTGCCCCACTAGATACATTTAAAATATCAGATAGTCTTTTGTATTCATCACTATTTGCGGTTCTAGCATTAGCGAATAAGTCTTGATATTTAGTATATTCATTAGCTTCATCTCGTTCCATACGACCGTAAGCATCTGAATAACCCATTTGACCAATTTGCATTCCACGATCTTGTAGAGCTTTCATTGTAGCACCACTATAAAGAGATCCGCCACCAGCTGCAGATCCTTCTAAACCTTGCATGGCTACTTGTGTTTGATAATCAATTGAAGGATCTAGAAAATCACTAACAGACTTACCATACTCGAACGCATCTGGAGCAGCAATGGATTCAAAGTCACGTATTGCAGTGAAGTCAGAACCATCTGTATCGAGATAAGGTTGAATATATGCCTGAGCTTGGTCTCTAGAGATTCCTTCGATCTCCATTTGTCTTTCCATGGCTGCGATTTCTGCTTCAGTAGCGTTACCTGCTGCTACTGAACTTGCATATGTAGATAAAAGTGTCATTCCACCAGCAATGAGTGCAGCGCCGACTATTGGTGCCATTAGTTAACCGCCTTTTTATTAAATGTGTTCATGTGTATATACCTATTTATTACGCAAGGAATACTGTGCCTTGGATAACTACCTTTTGACCTGTGGCCATTGTAGGAATGTGAATTAGCTTGCCATCTGTATAGGCTGAAGCTGTTTGTAATACGTTTCCTACAGTTATTGATAAGTTACTGTCTAAGAGGGTGTAGGTGACCTCTAGGCTTCCATCTGAGGAACTTAAACCATTTGGATATACAAATAAACAGTCGGCAACATTACCTCTGTAGTTGATCCTGAGAGTGGCACCAGTGCCTGTGATATCTGTTGAAGTTAATGCTCTATTTGAGTTTGAGAAGTCACCTGCTAATACATCACCAATAGCAGAGTACCACTGCAGCCATCCGTCGGCTAAAGTGGCATCTACATTGTTAAACATTGGGTTCTTTATTGGTGGAGTTGTAATAATCATCTTGTTGCCTTCTCTAGTTCTAATTCAGCACCAATAAGTACTACCTTAACTGGGTCTGATATAGTTATTCTAAATACACGTTCTCTTGCAAGACCTAAGTTACGCCATAATACACGTGATTTGTAGTCACCTATCTTTCCGATTGATCTCCACTTTTCACTGCTCCATGTATGTCCACCATCACTACTCCATTGTAGCATTGCTTGTGGATCATGACCTTGAGCTGATGTAGCTTGAATACCAACACCAGTTTCCATGTCTAGTTGAAAAGACTTATATCTTGTGTACTTTTGACCATCTACTAACACTAAACTTTGCTTAAAGCGTACAATAGGTATTCCATTATACTCTTCATACTTGTCTAAGTCTAGTTCTAATATTTGTGAACCAGCTGAGTTACCAACAAACACTTTACCTAAAGCAAAGACTGAATAGATTGGTGACCATCTGTGGTTAACGTCAAGTTCAGCATCTCGTGTTGATCTTTCGTGCCATGTTCCATTAGTTGCATCAAATACGAATGTTTTATCACCTTGAATGAAGTTTAGAACATAAAACATATGTCCTTCTTGTTGGTAAGCAAAGCCTACTGCATCATTTGTTAGGTTATCAATCTTACTTATTTGATAGTCAATTGAATGATTACTAATAGCTTTAGCATTGTAACCATTTGACATATAAACTTGGTTCTTACCTGCTGTTGAAGATCCTAACCAAAAGATATTATCAGATATTTGAGCAGGCGATCTTGCAGCATCACAACCAATTTCAGTGGCTGAACCAGCTGCATAAGCAAAAGGTAAGTCTGCGCTAGAGTTAATTCTCCATACTTCATATGATCTAGGACCAAATATCCATAGGTCACCTTGTCTCTTAACCATTGATATAGATTTATCTGGTGAGTTTTCAGCCTTAGCGAATGATAATGCATCCCATGTTAAAGGACCATCGTCACCAGGACCAATATCAGACCACCAAAACAACTTCTCATCACCTAAGCAAACCATTCGTTGGTTTAAGAACAATAAGTGAGTTGGCTTTTCAAACGGTAAGCCAACAGGTCGTTTATCTGTGTCATCATTTAGATTGAATGCTCTCATTTCAACACCATCAGTAAAAACTAACCATGTTCCATTATCTGCAAATGTTACTTCACTGTTTAATAGTGAGAACTCCCACTTGCTTTCATGAGTGCCATCTTCAAAGATTTCATACAAAGTGTTACCATATACTGCAAACATACGAGAAGTAGAAGTATTATACATACCTCTGCAATTCTTAGTTACATCATCAAAGTCAGTAAATGTTGTTGTACCGGGAGTACCAATAAGAACTGGTGATCTTCCGTTATCAGCTTCAGTATTCTCAAAGTATAAGTTCTGCGTAACATCTGATGAGACATTACGAGAACGATATGCAGTGTTTGAGGTAATAAACTTAATTGCTGTCATATGTTACCTACCTTAAGTATGAGTCAGACATTACATCATAGTTACCGCGTTTGCCATAACTGAGTGTTGGAACTTCCACATTCTGGGTTTTAAGTCTTTTCTTACGACCTTTAGCAATACTAGCAATAGCTTGTACATTAAGACCATAATAAACACCTAACAATACTGCGAGTGAGTACTGCATAGCTGCGTAATAGCCAGGAGGCAAGTCAATGTCATCATTTAATGTGTATTCTAATGTTCTTATGTTATAAGTAATTGTATATGCATAAGCACTAGAAGGTTTAGGATAGAACTCCAACTTACCAGCAGGAATATCTGTTCTGTAAGTGTAATATACAGGTATAGTCGATAAACCAGTTATTCTAAGTGCGTTATCAAAGTTATTAGGCTCTAAGAATGACATAGGCTTCCAAACACCACCAATATCAATTGATACTGAGATTAGTTCTTCTGGTCTTGCGATATAAATGTTATTTGTGTCTGCAAACTCTAAGTAATCTTCAGCTTTAGGAAGGCTTACTACATTGCGATCAGTACCAGATACAATAGTTGACTTCAATGATTCAGTTAATATTGCACTAACTGTACCATAATCATCAACAATAGCTTCATACAATATAGTGAACTGATATAAGTTCTTAACGCTATACTTCTGAGTAGCTGTTTCATTTAGTTGATCTGTTGCATATAATCCAGGAATAGTAAAAGTAGTTCCTGCGGCTAATACACCAGCAGGAGTTAAGCCTTTAATTTCAATAACTGCTGAGTCATCGTTACTGTCTGAATTGATTTGTAATGTACCAGGTCCAAGATTGTATATGTCTTGACCGACTGTTAGGTTACCAGTGATAATAGACTTGGTAAAAGGCCACAGATCTTCTCGATCCCAGCCATTAACCATACCATTGAGTTCATCAAGGGCGTGTACTATTTGGTCAGCGTCAGGTGTTTCACCATCAGCTGTTGCACCGGCAGTCTTTAATGCTGCAGTACAAAGGTCTCTAGCTGTTTTATTGTCCATTGGTTAATCCTTTACAGTGAAAATAAGTTCTTATTGGCTTTCTTTTTAGGCTTAGATACAGCTTTCTTTACTGCTGCTTTCTTTACTGCTGCTTTCTTTACTTGTTTTACACCAATCTGTTTAAAATCTGAAGTCCAACCTTCTTGCACTTCAGCATCTGGTGCTACGGCAAGGCAAATAAGATTAATAGGGTCATCACCAGGTTTCCATTCTTGATCTATCTTATAAGTCATTTTCATATGTTATTCCTAAGTTAAAGTTAAAAAGGTTAGCATACCTCTCGATATGCTAACCGTATGTGTTTAGTAGTTACCCAATTACTGTTACAGCTTCTTCTGCACGAAGAGTTTTGTAACCGTATAGGATATCAAAGCGACTGATTAGTACGTCATTAGTACTGTCATAGTCACGAATGAAGCGGCAAGAGATTCCATCAAAAGATTGACGAGAAGCCATGTCGGTTCCTTTAGGTAATAGCAAGTCAGCAGTAGCGAATGCGAAAGCATCCTTACCGAATACTACGTTGTTCTGATATGAAGTAGCGGTAGCACCGGTTAGTGTTACAACTGCGCCAGATGCAGCGAGTGCGGATACATTCTTAAGTGCACCAACAGAGTAGTAAGGTGCAACAGGTAGTGAAGCAACTCCAGCAGAAGTAGTAATAACGTCAGACAATACTCTGAATTGCTTCAAGTATGAAAGAGCGTCACCAGTCTCACCGTTAACTGCGTATACGCCAGCTACTGTGAAAGCAGTACCAGCTGCGATTGTTTGTGCATCACCGAATGATCCAGTTGCGAAAGCTTCTGCACCTTCAACACCACTTGTAGTTGTAGCGCCGGCAATGTCTGCAGGTAGCAATACTACAGGAAGTTTAGAGTTTGCGAACCATGTGGCTCCAGCTGTAATACCGATAATACCTTGCTTGTACTGCTTAGAGATTTCGTTAGAGTCTTGGAACAAACCTTTAAGTTCGTTTACAATTTCTACTTGATCCATAGGGTTAATAGTAATAGTACGGCTATTATCACGAGGTACAGATTCGTTATCTAGATATGCTCCAGCCTTAAGGAAATCCTTCCAAGTTACACCAGATGCATTATATACAGCTGATCCAGCTTCATTAGTAAGTGTCAATACCTTAGCTTCAACATGTGATGCTAGCTTAGCCATTGCAGGTTCGATGATAATCTTAGAGAAGTTATCAATGTCAAGAGAAAGTTCTTTGCTTGTGAAGCTAAGATCAATACCATCTTGTTCAGATAATACTAACTGTACTGCACGTTCTTGAACGTCTTGAACTGAAGCTACACGACCTTCACGGATAGTGAATTTGTTAGGTAGACGGATGCGGATTGAGTCACCAATTTTAGCACCTTCAACGCCAAAAGAAGAGTCATAAGAACGATTGATACGTCCTACAAAGTTTAGTTTTTCATGTAATACGCGTAGAGACTCTTTAGTGATGTCGTCCGCGGTTAATAGTACTTGTGCCATAATAATAATTCCTTATATGATGAGGATGAGCTTAATTGCTCTAACCTCGTACAGCTTTGGTTCTTTGTGCCATCCAGTCGTCAATTGATTGTGCCTCTCCGCCGATGTGGCCTCTTGGCTTACCAACTGGTGCTGGGGCTTGGGATATTTGTTTCGTTGCATTCTTAACATCAAGTTTATTTTCTAATCTACCAATGTAACGCTCTCGAGTGTTAGCAGGTAATGAGTTTATATATTGAGCTTCGTCTGGATTCTTTGCTAGGTGATAAATTAGATCCACCCCTAGGTCTGAGTCAGTGACTGATTCAACTACTGCATTAGATAATATAACGTCAGATGCTTGTAATACTTCTACAAGATCAGGTAAACGAGTCTTAGCATCGACAAGCTTTTCATTCCATTCAGCATTTTTAACTGATTGTACTTGAGCTTTCATTGCGTCTACTTGTTGAGTTGCCAACTGTGTGTTTTGTCCTGCAACCATTTCCTGAGCTTTTTGTGTGGCTATTGATTCAATCCATTCGGCATCATCATTGAAGTCGTTTCTGGATTTTAGTGGATCAGCAGCTTTATTCTTAAGAGCTTCATTCTCAACTTTCATTGCATCTAGTTGTGCTTGTAATTCATATCTCTGTTTAGTGAGTTTACTGAACCGTTTAGCTAACTTAGGTGAAGTGTTTTGATTATGTTCCTTAGTGTCAGCGCCATCTGTTTCTTGACTTTCGCCAATAGCATTTGATTCTGTTCCAGATTCATTGACAATCTGTGAGTCAGTTGTTTCGGTAACTTGCTCCGCCTGTTCGTTGGTTTCAGCAACAGGTACTGGGGCTGTATCTAGGTTATCTTCATTCATATTGAATTTCCTCATCCTATTTGAGTTGTTATTACATGACAAACTGTGTCAAGACAGTGATAAATTATATTATCTAATCTATGTATATGACTATGGCTTTTACACCATAGGTACTTCAATCTCGATCTCTATTGCATTTTCGTCTTCAATCTCAGGCATTTCTTCTACTGATCCCAAAGGAACCCCTTGAAAACCACCAGGAGGTGAGCCTACAGGTCTTTGACCTTCTGCTTTAATTGATTCTTTGATAATTTCAGTTTTGTTTTTCTCTTTATCTTGCATGATCTTGACCACGTTAGCTTCGAGATCGTTGCGTTCTTTAAGTCTAGTTTCTTCCATACTAGCATTAACAGCAAGTTCCGCACGATAGTTTTCATTCTCTTGTTTTAGTCTTTCAATAGCAAACTTACTATCGTCTTGCATTTGGGCTTTAAGAAGATCAGTCTTGTTTTTATCTTGTGAGCTAACCAACTGAGTCTGCAAGTAACTAATAATTTCATTACTTTTATCAGCTGTTTGTTGTAGTTCCTCAATAGTCTGTTGAGCTGATTGGAGAGCCATCAGAGCTTGTGGATCAGCAGCCTTTTCATCTTTGTCCTGTAATTCTACAGGCAATAATAGTTTGAACCTTCTTGATAGCTCTTTCGATCCCTCAGTAGATAGGTTATCTAACATTACATCGGCAAGAATAGGCATCTTGTCAGGCATTGCACGTCCAATCTCTAAGATAGTTTCGATTTCACGTTCCTTAGTGCTAGCATATGATGGTCCAGCGCTAACTGATATATCAATATTCTTGTTTTGTTTAAGGAATTCACCAAGGTTAAAGTTAACTTCTTCTGTTACGCCATCAGCACTAACAATGTTATGTACACGATTAGTGTCGTATATTACTCTAGCATAAGCTACAATTATACGACCTACTTGCTTAATAGATTTAGATAAGTTATCCATGTATTGTGCTGTACTGATTTCACCTTGACTTGTATTAATAGCAGCCGCAATACCAGATTGTGTGGTAGAAGGTGCATTACCGAGTTGGTTATCAAATATACCTGTCTCTTTAGCCATATCGGAAGCAGCTACGCCTCTTGATTGAATAAGTCCTTGTGTATTAGCAGTGTTATCGTTTCTTGTTGGCTGCATATTAGTTGTGCCATCATCATTATGCAATTTCCAAGGTAAGTATGCGTGTGGGCGAGTATTAGCTGTTGCCCATATCTTATCATAACTTTCAATAGCTTCATCATTAATGATCCAAGGAGATTTAGGAGCTAATGCAACTAATTCTTGTTCACTTGCGGCATAAGAGTTAACCATCTTTTGTGATGCTTCTACACGACGAACAATACCTGCCCATTTAATTCCTTCATTACCTACAACTCTATCACCATATACAGGTACAAGTGGGATGAAAGGAATATCTAGTGTGTTTTCACTTACAAGATATTGACCAACATATCGTCTGATGATTACTTTCTTTTGTATAACTTCACGAGAGTTAACTACAACATCCCATTCGTTAACAGTATCAACCACACGACCATCTTCTAGCCAGTATCTTTTAGCAGATTTCTGTTCAACCTCATAGTATAACATATCAGCTGTACTATCTTGTGGTACTTCCCATGATTTGTATAAGTCTACGCCATTAATCTGTTGCAGAGCTTCATCACCATAAAGTGCCTTAGCTGATTCAGTGGAAATATACTTAATATAAAAGCCGTATGTAGCATCAGAGCCATCTACTGCTTCTGCGAAAGGATCAAGATAGCAAGACGTTGGGTCTGCTACACGATCCACAATAACATTCTGGTCTAGAGATTCATCGTCAACATAATCAGTGCGGACTGCGATCCAACCCATTCCACCTGTTACAGCATTCTCTAGAGCTGTTTCATAGGCTTCCGGTGCATTGGATCTGTTTTCTATGTCAATGATCTTACCAGTTATGATTTCTTCTACTTTCTTGTCTTTTGCTGTAACCTTAATGCCGAATGGGTTCATACGGAATGGGTTAACAATGCGTTGAATATAAGTGCCAGTGAAGTTTAGTACCGGAGTCGGTCTGCCATCACGGTCAGCCTCATCTTCTTTTGACCACTGATCACCAGTAGCAAACGCAGCGGCATTAAACATTGCCTTATATTGATTAGTGTTTTCAGAACTAACAATACCCAGTCTTTCGGATAATGTCTTTCTTATGTCATCTTCATTTTTCATTAAATATCCTACTTAAGTAAGTGATTAGTATAATCTATTTATATTGACATCAAGCTGACCACGTGCCAACTGTTACCAATTGTAGTTTCTTTTTAACTGGCTTTTCATTCATGAACGTAAAAGATAGAGCATCGCCAAAGTCGGGAGACCTACCACCTCTTCTTATCATATCGCCTTTCTTCTCTAACTGTAATAGAGACTTATTATTGTAAAAGTATCTAATATCACACAGTTCATCCCATTCATCATGTTTGGTTAGTTGGCCTTCCTGCTCAATCCATTGTTTCATTGAGTGCCAGGTAGAAGCTCTAAGGTTAGCATATCCTGGTTTGTGTGTTCTACCATTACCGGAATAATCAAGTACTTGTACGATCTTACCGATCTTAGCTCTTACTATATCAGATACACCGCCGCCGACGCCAACTGAGTCAATACACATACGGTCTACTTGATTCTCTATACAATAGTCAGCAATATAGTTACCTAACATATTGAGGTCAGTTTCTTTCCATGATTGAAGATGTAATATTTGTGCACCTCTTCTAACTATGAATACAGTTCGGTCACCGCCAAATCTACTTGGGTCTAAGCCAGCTATAATTGGGTCTAACTTATCTTCGATAGGAATACGATCACGAGCATCACTAACAGATCTAGAAGATATGAATACGTCAATATCATCTGAGTCAAGGAACCCAGCCATAAGTTCTTGACGAGCAAAGTTAGCGTCGTACATATCTTCCAAACTTGAGATAAAGCCTTGTGGTAGGAATGTGTTGTCATATGTTGTACCGTGTATTACGTTAGTGTTGGCAGCTAATGTGGCATTGTATATCCAATTAGTCTTACCTCTTGGTGTTGTAATAAGGAATGTTTTCGGTCCATTAGCATTACGTCGTAAACAAGCAGACCATACATCAAACATCTCTTTAGAACAAAGTGCTGCTTCATCTATTATTAAGCTATCATAGTTACCACCACGAGCAGATTCAAAGGATTCACCTGAGAATCCATAGGCTATACCACCAAACACCCTTAGTTCCATTGAGGACTTATTGTATATGTAAGGTATCTTATGGAATAGTAACCGTTCTTCTAACATCTTAAAGATAGTTAGTCGTAACTGCTTATAGGTTGGAGCAGCTAACAGAACGTGTTCGCCTGCTAACATCAGCTCAATAACCTTTTCAGCTACTGTGAATGACTTACCCCATGCTCTACCAGCAATAGCGATCGTAATTGGAGCTGCCGACTGCATAAACTGATACTGCTTGGGTGTAAAGATTGTATTAATGCTTAATATCACAGAGACCTCCTGAGCGACTTAAATGATAAGGTGTATATTTGTATGGTCAATTGGTTAAAATTGACTCTACCCTATTAAGAAGCTGTCTCAGTGGGTGTAACCGCTGGAGTTTGGGAGTAATTTACTTGAACTACAATCTCGCTGTTGCCGTTTTGTTCGACCTCTGTCTTATCTTTGTAATATTCAGATATTCTGTTCTTCATGATGAACTGAGCCATCTGAGCGTTACCACGAAGTTCGCCTGTCATGATGTCATCTGCAATTAAGTCTAAGGACATTGCGTATATATCATGGGCTACATCATATGCGTCACTGAATGCTTGATATTTCTTACGCCATGCGTTGATTGTGGCTCTTGTTACAAGCATTGATGTACCGTAGTGCATGATGTTATTGCCTGCTTTCACCCAGTCAATTACACCACTGTTATATTTGATCTTGTACTTACCATTAATATTGTAAGGGCTTAGGACTCCCTTTTTATACTGAGTCGGATTGCTCATATATTGTTCCTCTAAATTATAGCATTACATTATGCTAATCTACAGTTTCCTGTATGATCTATTTATATACACAAAAAAGCCACACCCTTTCGGATGCAGCCAGTACCGGACCGCAGTGGGAATGTATGTTACTTAAGGAATGAATCCATTTTAGTTTTCTTTCTAGTTCTGTTACACCGCGGGCAACCGCATCCAGCGTTTTCACCCCAATATGTCCAAGTTAACGTATCGTGGCAGACTATGTTATTGTGTACTATCTTGCGATGTTCTGCGGTATCTCCTGCTATCTCTAGTAGTCTTCTCTTGCACTCCTTAGTGTTGTCCTTCATAAGTTCAACACCGTAAAGAGTCTTGAGAGCTTGAGTAGGTTCGATGCCTGCTTTAATCCGCTCTTCTAAGATTACGGTTAAAATGTTTCCGTCTCCTGCTGTAGGATCTAAAAAGGTCTTAGTAGCATCTGATATAAGAGATGGATCAAGCTTACTTAACATTGTCTTTACGAGCTCAGGAGGCGTAAAGACTTCGCCATTTTGTTTGATGCGTTCTTTACTTCTTCCAGTTTGCATACCACTTCTCCACTGCATTTATTTCTTCTTCTGTTAACTTAAACTCTTTGTAAATATCTTCGTCTGACCAGGCTTTAGAAAAGTCTACTTCTGCCAGTCTTGATAAAAAGTTATATTGTGAACCGGGTTTAACTTCGCAAAATTTTAGTACACAAAACGATATCAGTTTAGACTCTATATATTGTTTCATATTAGTAAGAGTTATAGTATTAAGTTTATACTTATTAACATAAAAAAACTTGTTGGTTACAATGTCAGTAATGAGGCAACCTTCTTCCCAACCACCAATATATGGAATTATTAGTTGCTTCTCTATAGTAGGCTTGTTAGATATATCTGTATATTTTGTTCGTTTATTTTTGGTGTTACAATAGACTTCTATATCACTTTGTTTATTTTTTTTAACGGTCAATAGTTTGTTTTCTACTCCGTGTTTTTTATCGGTATTAAATAGATCCATCTTTTTTCTATTATTTGTCTTGTAAGAAACTTTGTTAAGAATACTATTTACTAATATATTTTTTTCTTCACATACCCACGAAAGGTCTTTAACATTTCTTTTAGTTGAATCTATTACTATAACATCACCATTATGAGAAGGGCTAAAATTCCATGTTGCAACTTTTTGGCCTATGTTAAAATACTTATTTGCGTTATAATCTACTATTTTTATTCCGCGTTTTAGCACTTTATATGCTGTGTTTTGTTGGCCTTCATCAAATATAGCAGATGGTGTTATGAATGTTATGTTTCCGTTAGGCTTTATTAGTTTTGACATATTTACAGTAATATCTACATAAAGTTTTTTATTAGTAGAAAAAGACTTTGGATATTGGTATGGTGGATTACCTATGATAACATCAAACTTCATTTTCGTGTTCTCCATATATTGGTTAAGGTCATGCAGTACTCAAAAATAGCCACAGATATAAGCAGTATCTGCAGCTAAAGATTACATTTGAATATGAAATAAATGTATGTAGACGAAATTGCCTACAAACTATATATACTTTGTGGAAATCTGACACTATACGGCAAATTGCCACTATTTCTCCCATATTATTTTATATTTACTCTATTGAATTGAACGGAATTAGCAGAGAGTACAGCAGAGTACAGCAAAATATGTTAAATCCTCAAAAAAGTCAAATTCTTGACGTTCTTACCATTTCGTCCGTATATATAATTA